CAGCAGTTGAATGTTTTTTCTTGTAGCCAGGACGTGTAAATACACCACCACGTGGGTCTACATCAACGTTTAATATAAAAGGAGATTCATTGTCTTTTAATTGAAACTGGTCTGCGCGAAAGTTTAATCCGCCAGTAAAATCTCTTTTTTGGTCAAAGACAATTTGTGCCATCTTAGTACGCTACTCCAAGTGGGTATGGGCTACCTGGCAATACTCTCATGCCCGTATCGAATGGTGCAAAATCATATGCTTGAAGTTGTAAACCACCCGACATAATTAATTGTCTATTGCTTGATGGTGCGGTAAGTTGACCTTGAATAATAGCAACTGCTTTTTCAAAGCCTCGCATGTATTCGTTTGCCATTTCTGTATCTTCTTGAAACTGAAAGATACGAGCCATAACATAATTTATTAACGGCAATTGCATTTGCGGGTCAATATCTATTGCTAAGTTTTCATCTTGAAGCCAAGATAAACTTGGTATTCTAAAACCACGAATAGTCATACTGTAAGTTTGGTCTGGTTTTGGCCAAAGGTTTAATTGATTAGCCCATATAGAAAAGTATGCGGGTGTTTCTGGTTGGTCAGAAGTTCCAACCCAAATTGATTCACATCTTGCTTGGTCAAGATATATTAAGGAATTGCCGCCATCAGTATTGTTAACTACCGCAATTAATTGTTGAATATCAGTTATTGTTACGGTTTCTATCGATGGTAAAATTCTACCAAAAACAGAATAATTTCTTTGGTTTGCAACTGTAGTAAAACCATATGTTGATTGATAAAAAGGATAGCGATTACTTAAAGCTACAATCTTTTGAAAACCCTCTTTGATAAAACCATTAACTAAATCAGTTGATATATCGTCATTTCCATCAAAGCCAATATCTAAGTCAGAAAGTTCGCCAACAAACGTACGCATCTGCGCTAGTGTAAGATTAGCGTTAGAAAAATTTATAGCCATTATTTAACTCTCCTTATTCTTTAGGGTCTAAGGCTGCGTCCTTATTATCGCCAATAGCATTCATTCTTCTTAAATGCCCAATACAGTAATCTGTGCCTTTAGCTTTTGGCGCTTTGCATTCTTCTTCTTTTGAATTTGTTGCTTGGCATAGGCCATTCTTGTAGTGCACATTTCCGTAAGCAACGCCTGATGGTGGTGCAACCTCTACCGAACCTACTACAGCTCCGGCATGATAATCTGCTCGTGCGTTTCCAACTAAACGTGCGCCCTCTACAGCGCCGTATGGTTGTGTGCCGGCTAATCCTTGTCCTACGCTCTGTGATTCTTTATTCATATTATTTTCCTTCTTTCATGAATAGTGCTTTAAGTAGAACGAGCCGCCAAGGGTCCTTCCCCCTGGCGGCACGTAATCTAGTTTATTGATTAGGCTTCTGCTGGCCAGTCAATGCGCTTCCAAGTGAGGTATGAACTTGTACCCTGCACTGTTACTGTTCCGCCCGACTTAATTCCACGAACCGAAACCGTACCATCTGCCGAAGGTGCAACTACACCCTCGATGATGGCAATGTTGTCGGTTGTGTAAGCTGAGTCAGATGCGGCTGCAGCTGGAAGGTCGTAATCATTTGCATACGACGTTGTAGGAGTAGCTCCTGATGGAACTGTCACTACATAACTTTTTACAGTTGCTGTTGGACCGTTGATTGCAAATGAAGCACCCTCGGTTACCAGGGATGCGTCGTAAACAACAACAGCCTTGAACTCGTATACTTCGTCTGCTTTGACATACCAGTTTAAGCCTGCTACGTCGCCGTACGATGCAGCAAGTGCTGTGTTGGTGTCTCCTACGACTGTTCTTTCTACTATGAATTTATTTGTAGTCATGATTATTACCTATTCTTTCTAATCAATCATGTTGATTGAAATTGTTGTTTGTTTGTTTGTTTGTTTGTTTTTATTAATAGCCGGTACTGGGAGAGCTGCCGAAGGAAACAGCCTTTAAACTCCCAGCACCAACTACATCTTTTGCTTTATTTATGCGTCAGCAGTCATGAAACCTTGACGGTTACGGTTGCTGCAGGTCAACTGACCATAGGCCAACACGAGGGCATAACGGGCGTCTACGCCAGCTACAGTGCCGTTCATGAAGTCTGTGGTCTTGAACCAATAGCCATTCAAGCCGGTGAGCTTGAGGTACTTCGTGTTAAGGAAGTACATCGGCGCATCGGATGCATCAACTGCAAGTTGCAAGTCAAACACAATTGGTGTCTGCTTGAACATCAGGTTTTGGAAACCTGAGTTAGCTTTTGCAACGTCTTGGTAACGCACGTTGTTTGTCAACAGTGACTCGTACTTTTCAAACAAGCTAGTGTTCGTGATGATTAAGTCAGGAACATCTGAGCCCTTTGAGGCACGGTTGTAGACATCAGCCATGTTTGTAAGCGCAAGCGTTGCAGCCATGTTTGTTGCCTGGGTTGGATTCCAGAACGAGTTGGACGATGCATCAATGCCACCGACTGTGTTGTTCTGGGTTCCGATAATGTTGCCAAGACCGTTAAAGTCTGAAGCCGCTGGTGCTGAGCCTGGTGTACCGAAGAGTTGCGCGTTAAGCGTAGTCTTCAACGACATTTCAGCTTGCATAATTTTAGCATTCAACAGTTTGATGATTGCCTCGGTGCCACGGTTCTTGGCTTCTTCGATACCGCTAATTGCGATAGAAGCAGCCATCTGCTTCCAATCGTACTCAGCAGCTGTGATGCCCTCTTGTGGAGTAAGGTCAATTGCATCGTACCCTGAGTATGTTGCAACAGTATCGTTGACAGCGTACATCAATGGTTCGATGATTTGGGTGCCGCCCTCTTCAACACGGACACGTCCGCGCTCGTTGAGGTGGTTAAGAAGGACTAGGTCCTTGAAAATGTTGTCGACTAACGTCGGCTGATAGTTCTGCAGCGTAGTTGACAACAGTGAATTAAAGTCGGGATTGCCGGCCATGTTAATATCTCCTGTTTGTTGTTGTTGTTTGGTTAATAATTTAACGTCTTCTTAGCTTGTTCAAAAGCCTCAAAAACTGACGTTGGTTTAGCAGCTTTGGGTGCGACTGAATTTTTGTTGGCAGAGCCACCAGAAACCACTGATGCTGAACGTTTGGCCTCAACCCTAGACTGGTCTTCAACTAGTTTCTTCTTTGCCTCAGAGGCTGTAGAATAAACTTTATCAAAGGTAATCTGTTTAAAGACTGCCTCTAAATCTGTTGAACCAGACGCTAGTGCTTTGGCTACGACTTCATCAGCGTTAAAATCATCACCGTACTTGCTTTGCAAAGAATCAATAGTCCTAGTTAACTCATCTATGGCTTTCTGTTGTTCGAAAGCTGCGATGCGTTGCTCTAACTGTCGATATTGTTGTTCAGCTGGGTCTAACCATTCATCCTCTTGAGGTTGAGTGGCTACACCGTATTGCTGTTGCAACAACTGCAAGGTAGCAGCTGGGTCATTTTGCAGAGCTTCTGCTAATGCACTAGCGTACTGTACTTGCTTTCTTTGTTCGCTGAGTTCTTGGGTCTTACGGGTATAATCCGCTTGACGTTGGTACCCAGCTAGAGCCTCCTTAACGGGAACAACAACGTCTTCGCCATCTACTTGGAGCTTGATGACTTTGTCAGCAATCTCTGTATAGTCGAATAATTCTTGTTCTTGTTCTGGAGTTTCTGCTATGACCTCTGTCACTTCATCAACTTGTCCATCTGCAATGGGGTCAATTACGTTTTCAGGGTTAGCAATATTATTATCTGTCATTATGGAATCCTATCCTTCTTTGGTTGTTCCTATTTTTATTTATATACAATGTTCCTACTACTAAGGAAAAGTATTACATGGAGTGTTTACTGACCACTTAATAGTGCTTGAATTATCTCTGGTGGAAGACTTTGAATGCTGCCTGGAAGGGCGCCTTCAGTTGGTTGTCCGCCTGGACCTTGAATTGGTCCTCCTGGTATTAAACCTGGTGGCAATTCTGGTGGCATACCTTCCATCATCTCTGGTGGCATACCTGGTGGCATACCTTCCATGCCCGGTGGTGGACCCTCTGGTGGAGCTTCAGGTGCTGGTGGCTCTTGTAAGAAAGAAGATGGGTCTTTAACACCAAACCCTATACCAAGTACGTATTCTGCTAATTTAGGTAAGTTAACAAGACCAGCTTGAGCAAATGGTTGCATTGCCGAAACCATCTGTAAAGCCATGTCTCTACGGAAAGCTTCATTACGTGGAGCTGTAGAACCAGCCTCAACAGTATAATCAAACTCACCAGAGATATAATCTTTATCAAATGTTAACCATACAGGTGCAGATTCAGTTCCTACTATTCTTACAGTCTGCTCTCCAGTCATAAACTGTTGAGCTAGCATAATAAGATTAGAAGCACATTGAGCTATAGCATTTTCAATAGCTACAAGTTTCTCAGCTACTCTAGCATTACCAGCTTCAGCAATAATTGATGCTTCGCGGGCAGTTCTAGTTGTTTCTGGAATTGCACCACGCTGGTATTCAGACACACCAGATACACGGTCAATGTCGTTAGTAATCAACGAAGACTGATTATAAAATTCAGGTGGGTTAATTAACGCCGGCATTGGAACAACAACGTTATTTAAGTTCTCACCAGATTTAACTGGAACGATAACGTTATCCTCATCAGATGCTAAAGCCTGTCTACCATCATCATCAAATGCTGATTCTTGAAACAACCACTTACGGCTATAACGCTTTCTATGTAACATCATCTGCGTACGGGTTTCATTTAATTCATACTGCAATGGCTCGATTGCTTCTAGTTCGCCCATTGGATAAAAGAATCCAGGAACCTCATAGTTACGCAACATAAAGAAAGGGTGACCAAACTCGTATGGCATCTTAATTGGTTTAATTAAAAACTTGTCACCACCTGAATCAGAAAACACGCACATCTCACCGGTATCAATATTATAATATTCATAGATATCGCAATAAGCATTGTCTGGATTAGAAGTAAATGCTTGTTGAGCAGACATATAACCTACGTCTTGATTACCATATTTTTGATATCCAGATGGACTTAATTCTTTTCTTGCGGCGGCATCGTAACGCTTATCTATCTTTGCATCCTTTAACGGACGGCGAGTACGTTGTGCAATCCAACGCATATCATTAACAGATGTTGCATCTGGGTCAACATACATTTCAAATGGGTCAACACGCTCTAAGAATGGTCTGTCTTCTCTAATAATTGTTTGAGCTTCAACATCATCCGTAGTTTCTGGGCCGGCAGCTTCATCGGCTGAATATTCAATATCATCGAGTTTTGCTTCTTCAACAAAACGATAACCAGTCTTAACCCAACCATGACCAAGAATTAGATAATCTTTAACTGCTCTTTGGAACTCTGGTTGACATCCGTAATGACCCCACCAATAGTTAATAATTGATTCAGTAACGATTGCTTTATCACCGTCTTCTGGTTTACGAGGATTAACATTAATCTTTGGACGACCAATAGAAACGGCTGGTGCTAAAGTATTAATAGTAGAAAAAGAAATATTGACAAGCAATCTATCACCAGTTGATGCACCACGATATTGTTTACCGCGATATAAGTTAATTAACCTTTGCCAAAGCTGGTCATAGTTTTCTCCGGTACGCCAACGTTTGGCATAGTCTATATAACCTCTGTATGTTGATAGTTTATTTGAATTTGATTCGCGTGCCATATCAGCAATCCCACTTCTTTAATGCCAACGCTTTACGAGTTGGTCTTCCCTTAGAATCTTTCATTGGTCCTGGATTTCCTTCCATCCTTGCGCAAAATGATTTTCTTCTTGCTGCGGCCTTTGGTGATTTCGCTGCCTGCTTAGCGGATACTGGTGGTTTTAAATTCATGCCTTGAGCTTTTGCTGATGCACGGCCTTTAGCATTTAATCCACCTGTAGGACTCTTACCTTCTTTTCTTTGCCATGCAGGAGTCTTAGCCATTATTTACCTTTAGCTGCTCTCATGTTGTCTATAAGATTTGGATAAGGGCGTCCTGCTTTTTTAGCTGCAGCTTTAGCTGATGCTTTTTGTGCTGGTGATAACTTCTTTGGTTTACCTAAAGATTTAGGGCGTGCCTTTTCCCATACTGGCTTACTTGCTTTTTTTGCTGCCATTTTTCTTCTTCTTTCTAGGAGTATAGTTCTTAGTTGTAGTTGAAGGTAATGCTGGATAATTTGGATTACCCGGCATTACTTGGCTGTTCTTGAAAATATACCAGTGATGCTTGCAGTGCCAGAAGTGTATGAAGACATTACTACTCTAAAGTAAGGAATGCCATACGTTTCATGAATAAACAAACCATTAGTTGTTGTTGATGCAACAGCAGTAATATGACTTGTTTGTGCACCACTTACTAGAGTAAATGAAGTATATGTTGGTGTTGCGCCTTCTACGATAGCTGAAGCTTCGAAGGAGATTGTACCTGCCCACGTTCCAGTTACTTGAATTGCAAGACTATCAGCATCATCTACGTTAGGAAACTCCACATATGCAGCAGCGCCTCCCAGTGTACCAGTTATTGTTGCTGGAATTATTGCCATGATTATTTACCTCTTCTTAATTGTTGACGTTTTGGAATTTTTTCTTGTCTTTGATTAAGGCCATACATACCAGGGTCAATTGGCTTTCGCTTATTAGGTCTTGGTGTACCACTAACCTTATCATATTTTGAATCAGTTGCTTGACGAGCCTTATTAGCTTTTGCATCTTTTGCTTTACTTCCTGCAGCTTTACCCACATATGTCATTGGGTCAAGTGCTTTTTTTCCTGCCATTGAGCCAAGACGACCAACTTTTTTACTGCCGCCCAAAAAATCTCCAACTTTAGCAGCTACTTTTCCTGCACCTTTAGCTACAGCTTTTGCAGAATCGTATGGAGTAGATGCAACATCGCCAACAGTTATATTAGCAACTTTTCCTGCAACTTTTTCTGCGCCTTTAGCAACTTTGCCTGCGCCTTTAGCAGCACCTTTACCTACTGCAGCTATAAACTCTGCTTGTTGTTTGACGCTGTTACCAGTAGCTTTAAGAACATCTTTGCCTTCGCCTACGATGCCTTTGTCTTTTGGTTTAGCAGCTGTTGATTTCTGTGCTGCTTTGTAGGCTTGCGCCATTGTTGGTTTCTTTGCGGCCATGATTATTTTCCTTTTTTCTTAGTCGTTGTTTTGGATTTCTTTATTTCAATTGTTAATCTTTTTTGTGCTTTAGCTAATTCTTTTTTAGCAGCTTTAACTGCTGGCACTTCTATCTTTTTACCTTTGGTTGGTTTCTTTGATGTAATTTTAGGAAATGATTTTATTTCTTTTTTCATCAATCAGCCTTAATAATTACTTCATCTTTTTTAACTTTAGGTTTGCGCGTTCTAGATAGATGCCATGAAATATGACCATCTAACTTGTCGTCAACCTTATCTACCTTACCGGCAACCATCTTTAATAGTTCTCTGGCTTCAGCATGCTGGCTAGTGTTTTCTTTTCTAAGGCTTTGGACTACAACAACTAGTGGTCCACCAATAACGGCAACAGCTAGCGGGACTAACCACTCCACTAGATTAGTTCTCTTCGTGTAGATACTTTTTCAACATTTGGCATCGCTTCGTACATTCTTTGAGTCTCCCTAATAGTTGAATTATTCCATTCAGACTGTCCATACCCTACACTTACAAAACCAAAACGAATGCCTTTGACATGACATTTGAAGCAAAGCTGCCTTTTCAGGTCATTTTCTTCTTCAATTGGAGTTGAACAGGTTGTACATTTCATAGAAGTCCTAATAGTAGGTAAAAGTATTACATCTTATCATTATAGAAGTTAAATTCGCCTATAAGATATCGTTCTAGCTTTTTAGGCTGCTTCTTTATCGTTGCGGCGAAGTAGTTTAAGGTGCCATATGGAATATCTGTTTTGCCTTTATATTCTGGCAACCACACATATTTTAACATTTGATTTGCTATGGCTAAACTCATAACTCTGTCATCATGAGGACTTCCGTGAGTTTGACCATTATCATCTCTAACAAAGGTCTTAAGTTCAGCAATAGTAAATTCGCACCTAAGGTCTAGTATACCATCTCTTAGATTAGCATTCAACTCATCTATAGCTAAAGGTTTAGTTAATGTTGTTGTGCGCCAACCCAATGCTTCTGTGGCTTCTGAATGTCTTTGGTTTAATCTACGTTGTCTATAAAGGTTAGTATATTTAGATTTGTTTAAAGCAGTTAAAGTTGTTAAACCGTGGTTATTGGATTCAACTCCTATTAAAGCCTCATTATAAAAGAATCCAAGAGCATATAGAACATCTTCTCCAAACTTGTCTGGGTCTATGTGCCCGTGCCAGTGGGCTACGACTACACCTGACTTGGCATCAATGACATGGGCTGACGAATAGTCACCTCTAGCTAGACCTTCAGCAACGTCAGCACCAACAACGTATCTAGCCCCAGCCTGTGGCATTAACCATATCGATAACGGTCCACCATCTGGGTCAAACATGTAAGAGTTCCTCATGTCTGACAATTTTTTATTATAACCTTTTTTAGGAAAACTTATTAAAAATCTATTTAAACAATCAAGGTCAAAAACTGGTCTACCGGAACGAATAAAGGCTTCTTCTGGGTTAGAAGGGTACTCCTGATGTAGCTGCCATGGTGGTAGTTCTGCGGCCTGAGCGTCATACCAAGATTGGTCACGGTCTCCGTTAGCTGACCATGGAAAAAAGATTCCTTTAAATCTATTAGTATTATTCTGTGACCCTTGCCATAAGTTAAAAAATATATTACCTTCACCCTTGGCAGTAGATAGACAGATGACTCGACCACCTACGTCTGCAATTGGCTCTATTGATGCCCAGGCTTCTTCTGGGTTAGGCAAGAAGGCCATCTCGTCGATTATAGCCAAGTATACAGATTCACCTCTAGCAGGCTCGTTAGCAGATGGCATTGACTCAATTACTGAATCATTATTAAATGTCATCTTTAAAACATTGTTTTGTATTAGTTCCGGGCCTGATAATCTTAACCAGTCTGGCAAGAACTTATAAATATATTTAGCTTTAGATAATAGTTTTGCGGCTTCTCTTTCGGTCTTTGACAACATAACGATGAAACGGTCTGGTGCAAAGAAACATAACCAGAAAGAATACGCCGCTGCCAGAGTGGAGAATCCTATCTGACGTGACTTTAATACTATTGAATATCTGTTTTCTACCCATGCTTGTACTGCTTCTTTTTGTGCTGGTCTTAAATTTAATTGTATGCGGCCTTTGTTTGGATGTTTAATATAAACAAAATTGGCACAGAAAAAATCAAATGCTTCAACCAATTGTTCTGGTGTAGCATTTTCTGGTCCACGACATTTGCGGAAATTATATTCATTAATTAGGTCTTCTAATTGCATTTAAATATTTTTCCAAAACTCAAGATTAGAATAACGTTTTATTGTTTCTGGCAGAAGCACGTCTTTTGGTTTTCTAGATTTCTTTTCTATCTTTGGTCTGATTTTGTGTAAGTTCTTAATGCCTGTAAGACTGTCTTCAGAGATGCCTGAGCGGTCTTCAATGTTATTAAATTTATGATTGTATTTCTCAATTTCCAAGAATGCATATATTTTATTAATCTCCTGCTCTGGGTTGGTGGTTAAATCATTATAATCAACAAAGTGAAATATGTGACGATACTCTGGAATTAAAGCATGCTTCATAAAATTTAAACTTAAAGCTATATCTTTATCATGACGCATCAAGAAATCTGCTCTTCTATCTGCTAATGGCAAATTGCCAAAAGTTGAAGCTAACACTTGTTCATCCATTTGGTTATTTTTAGAATCGGGATGAGCGTTAATAATTGTATCAAACGAAACTATAACATCTAAAACATTTCTTACTGGACATATTATTTTAATATCTTTTGTTATATATCTATTAATTAATTCTACACCTAGCGGGTTTGGCCAATTAAGATTTTTATCAATAATGTACTTGGCTGACTTGTCTTGGTAAAACGCGTGTGGAATGGTTGCAATGGTGTCATCTATTGCAGCACTTCTACTATAGTCTATATTTTCTAATTCATTGTGACTTTGTGTTTGCGTAAGCATCATTCTAAATAACGGACTTGCCGGAGAAACCCACACATCTGGATTTTGATTTAATATTGCACTAAGTAATGTTGCGCCAGAGCGTTGCATTCCGGCTAAGAAAAAGAATTGTTTCATATTACGTCCTTCGTAATTTAATATTAAGCTAGCTTAGCTTCTCCTGCTGCAACTGCTGCAGTAAAAACTGATTTATCTGATGTATCTTCTTTAAGATGTTCTTTATCGAGCATGATAATAATATGGTCAATGTTTGCTCTTAAAAAAGATGCCTGTTGTGCGTCTAGCTCTATAGTAATGAGTTCATTGATAACATCAACAGAATCTTGCAAACCTTTTATATCTCGCGCGAGCTGTTCTTCTGGTGTTGGGTTTAAATATTCTAACATATTATTTTTCCTCTAGTTCTGCAACTCGAGCAGACAGTTCTTTAATTGCATTGACTAATATTGGTACAAGTCTACCATAAGTAGCTTCTAGCTTATCAGGGTTGGAACGGTATGTCAATTGCAATGTCTCATGAGCATTAAGAATATCTTCTATTTCAACAAGGTCTTGTGCAATGAAACCCATATCAGGAACATCTACTTTAGCACCATCGCGCATATCCCAATCAAACTCTACTGGATTGAGTGAATTAACAAGTGCTAAACCATGCTTTAATGGTTTAATGTTTTTCTTGTCGCGGGCATCAGACAATGCTGTTATTGAAGTTACCTGTGCACGAATTGTAGCAATTGATGAGTTGCCTAATGTTATTTCATTGGATACAGTTGCAGTTGATGCAGTTGCGTCAAATCCAATTGTAGTATTATTACCACCAGTTGTAATAGTACTACCAGCTGACTTACCAATTGCTGTATTGCTGCCACCAGTTGTAATAGCAGAACCTGCGCTAGAGCCAACCATTGTGTTATCAGAACCTGAAGATAGTCCAGCACCGCAGCTATTGCCTATTGCAACGTTACTAGATGATGTTGTAGAAGATTGCATTGTTCCAACACCCATTGCAGTATTGCTTGAACCTGTTGTATTGGCTTGCAAACAAGCTGGACCCACTGCAGTGTTGCCACCACCACCATCGGTGTAGCGTAAAGCGTTAACACCAATAGCAGTATTATAGTTATCAGTTGTAGATGTTGCTAATGCAGTACTTCCTATTGCAGTGTTTTCATGTCCAGTAGTTAATGCTGCGCCTGCGTCACCACCAATAGCAGTGTTTTGATAACCAGTTGTGTTAGCTTTTAATGCTCGAAGACCAATTCCAATATTGCCACCACCAGTAGTATTTGTTTGTAATGAATTTTCACCTATGGCTATGTTTCCTACAGGAGTAGTATTAGCAGTTAAAGCACCATTACCAATTGCAACGTTTCCTGAACCAGTTGTGTTGGCAGCTAATGCTAAATAACCGATTCCAACATTTCCTGTACCTATTGTATTGACTTGTAAAGCACCAAGACCGATAGCAACGTTTTGCGCACCAGTAGTGTTGGCTGATAATGTATTGTTACCAATGGCAAGATTAAAACCACCAGTTGTATTAGCAAATAATGAATTATAACCAATTGCTAGGTTACCTTGTGCTGTAATAGCGGTATATAACGCTTGAGTACCAATAGCTATATTGCTAGTACCAGTGGTATTAGCTAATAATGCGCTGTCACCAATAGCTATGTTGCTAGTGCCAGTGGTGTTCGCATTTAATGCACCACCACCAATGGCTATGTTTGCATCAACTGTGCTAACTTGTAAAGCACCACCGCCAAGAGCAACGTTTCTAGAACCTCCTATGTTAGCTGATAAAGCACCAGTACCCACAGCGGTATTATTAATACCTGTTGTATTAGCTTTTAAAGCATTAAGACCAATGGCTACGTTGCTAGTACCAATAGTGTTAGCTCTCAAAGCATCAAGACCAATTGCAACGTTTTGCGTACCAGTAGTGTTAGATAATAATGCGTTGGCACCAATTGCAACAAGAGAAGCACCAGTAGTATTAGCTACTAATGCTTGGTTGCCAATTGCAACGTTGTTGTTAGCTGTGCTTACCCTTAAGGCATAAAAGCCTATAGCAATGTTAGCAGTAGCAGTTGTTGCTGTAGCTAATGCGCCTGCACCAACAGCAATATTAAAATAGCCAGTTGTTAAAGCGTTCATTGAGCCTTGACCAATAGCAACGTTTAAACCAAAACCAGAGAAGCCACCAGTAGTAGCAGCCTGCATACTATTATTGCCAATGGCTATGTTAGAACTGTTTGCTGTTGCTAATTTTAAAGCATTTTGTCCAATAGCTACGTTGTTCTGACCTGTTGTGTTTGCATTTAACGCAAAATCACCAATTGCAACAAGACCTGATGAGGTAGTAGTGTTCTGTAAAGCCTGGCGTCCAATTGCAACGTTATAGTTACCACTTGTTAATTTGTTCATTACACCATTGCCAATGGCAATGTTATGACTACCAGTAATACTTGATGTTCCAAGATATCCACCAAACATTACTTGCTCACCAATTGCAATATTATTATCACCATTATTGCTATAGCCGGCATAAGAACCAATGAAAGTATTTTTAGCACCAGTTGTATTATAGAATGCTGCGTTCTCACCAATTACAGTGTTCTTATCACCGTTATTTAAACCTAATGAATAGTGACCAATGGCCATGTTGCGGTTACCAGTTGTTAAACCACCAGCATAAAAATCGCTACCGCCAAGTGCACGGAAACCTAATGCTACGTTTCTTGAACCAGTTGTAAGTTTATTTAATGCTTGAACACCAAATGCATAGTTTGCAACACCAGTTGTCAAAGCTTCCAAAGCTTCTGCGCCAATGGCAACGTTGATACCAGATGCAGCACCTGGTGCTGTTCCATTCATAGCCAAGTAACCAGCTGCCATGTTGAAGCCAGTTGAACCAGAAGAAGCAATTGCTCCAGTTACTTGATAAACTACCCAACCAAGACCAGTCGGTCCAGTCGGTCCGGTCGGTCCCGTTGGTCCGGTCGGTCCCGTAGGTCCGGTCACGGTGGACGCTGCGCCTGTGGCTCCAGTCGGCCCGGTCGGTCCGGTAGGGCCGGTCGAGCCAGTGGGGCCTGTCGAGCCGGTCGGGCCAGTCGGTCCGGTTGCTGTAGTTAAATACGCAAGACCATTCCAGTTAGTAGTACCGTCACCAATCTTTGCTTTGTTGGTATCATACTCAGAACCAATTTCGCCGGCAAGAAGAATTGGGTTAGCACTAGTCCAGTTTGCTGCAGTGTCGCGTCTTACTTGTACAATTACAGCCATGTTAGAATCCTCTTCCCGGTTCGTAAAAATCTCTTCTTGTTTCGAAATATGTGCTAGCAGTTCCTGTTGCACCTTGATTAGCATCAAAGGTAGCTGCAGTTGGAACCACTGTTGAAGCACTCATTGGTGTAGTGTCTGCAATTAACAAATAGTGGAATTGAAAGGTAGAAGCATTGCCGCCAGAAACAGTAGACTCATCTTGATGGTCCATAAGCAAGTCATCTTGCTGACGCTTTAAATCACGTTTTAAAGTATTGAATGCGCGCACCATATTAGAGTTTGATTTACCCTGAATAGAGCTAGACTCGTAATAACCCCAAACGGCTTTCATTACTCTGTATCCTTTATAATATTAAAGGTTGGTTGTTTCTTTTGCGTGATTTCTAAAATCATTGCTTGTAAATCTTCATCAGATAATTCTTTAATAGATGTCTCAGATTTAATATTTATTTGTTGTGCAGCATTAGGCATCTGGTTAGTGGCCTTTAAATACAGCTCGGCGGATTTAACATCACCCGATATGCCTTTAATATATAAAGCATCTAGCAAAGCTTGGGCACGCTCAGGTGATTGAGCAAGTCCTTTAACACCCAGCATGTGCCTTTCGACAAAATTTTTATTCTTTTCCCATTGGCCTAGAGTGTTGATGTGAAGGTCGTGTTGTTCAGCCCAATCCTTTTTAGTTTTAGGGTTGCGAGAATCAGTTGGTTGCAACAACCATTCAAGATACGACTCCTGGGTTTCAGTCAAAAATAATCTTGTTGTCTTCGCCATGCATTAAACCTCTGGTTTTTCTTTTGTATACTCTTAGGGAAAAGTATTACATGGAGTTTGGTGATATATCACAAAAAGATTCCTCACAATGTAAAGGATATGCTATACTATGTAGGCTATGAAGAATTATAAAGTAAACTATAGAAAAGCAGGTCCGCTAAAGGTAACTAAAGCCGACGGCACTGTTGCTATAGAACCAGCTCTAAAAAGAGAAGAGCTTTTGACCTTCTTGAAAAAGAGTGGTAATATTAAGAGAAGATATAATACAACTAAATAAACTCTTTCTTTAGAAAGCGCAAACCCAGCGTGACACGGGTTGCAGGTGAGAACCCTTGGCCACAGAAAGCTTTAAGGCAAGTTGTGGTGAGCCTAGCGTAAGACGCGTAAATGGTCGTCGTGTTACGGTATAGAGATAGACGGGTTGTTCGACGTTAAATAAAACAACCGGGGGGGGTTTTAGAAGACTGTTTAAAAATAAAAGCATTAACTAATAATAATATTATAATATTAATAATAATAACTTCTAAAGAGATTGAAGCATTAAAATATAATAATAATAATAATATTATAAATAAAACTTGTACTTCTTGCTAAAAGAGGGTACAATATATAAATAACCAATCAACAGGAGATAATAATATGAACCCAGCAACAGATAAACAGATGGCCCTAATAAAGAAGCATAATATGCCAGTACACAGTGACACTCTAACAATGAAAGA